TTATATTTCTTTGATATTTTTTAGCTTTACCTACAGCTTCTAAAACATAAGCAGTCCATTGAATTGATTTTCTATTAAAATTCATCAGACAGTTCTCCTTTAACTTCACTTAAACAACCTGTACTTAAATCATAATAAAGGTTACAAGCCTTTCCAGTTTCTCCTGAAAATCTATTCTTTAATATATTTACTTGAGCAATATTATTATTTGCCTGTAAATTTCTATTCATTGAAATAATTATATCTGATAGTTGAGCTATACTTTGACTGCCTCTTAAAGCATTTAAGCCTACACTCTTACCATCTTCAAATCCTTTATCTCCCTCAGACCTTCTTAAATGGCTAACTAATATTAATCCTATACCAGTTTCTTCTACTAATGTTCTTAGTTTAGAAACAGTATAATCAATTAATTTTCTTTCATCGCTAGTGTGTTCATCACCAATAGATGATAGAGCCATATGTAAATGGTCTAATATTACAAAGTCTACGTTACACGCTTTAGCTAAATATCTTATTTTTGATAATAAATTATCAGCAAGAGTGCTACCAAAATGATTGTAGAGATAAAATTTCCCGTTACCAACTGTTGTTTTAAAAGTTTTATTGAGTTCTTTCTCATCTGTTCCTTCTCGTGTTAAATGTAAAGGTTTCTTCATAGACACTCCCATAATTCCAAGAGCACTACGTTTAACACTTTCTTCTAAAGCAATATAACCTACACTAAAATCTTTTTCTAATAAATGTAATGCAACGTGTCTACAAAAAGAACTTTTACCAATTCCTGTACCTGCTGTAACAGTAACTAATTCTCCTTTTCTTAATCCGTGTGTCTTAGTATTTAAACACTCAAAAGGATAAGGAACTGTAACATAAGTATCTTCTTTTTTGATTTCATTCCATAAGTCAGCACCTAAAACTATTCCATCAGGTCTATATGATTTACTAGACCATATACAATCTACTAATTCTCTAGTCTTACCTTCAACTAACATTTCATTAGCATCTTTTAAAGGAAGACTACATATCTTAGCTTTATTAGGTGAGAATAATTTAGCACATTCAATAGCTCCTTGCTTACCTTGTTCATCTTGGTCAAACATTAACACTACTGAATCAAATCCTTCTAAAAATTCTAACTCTCTTTGAATATCTTTTTTAGCTCCTTGAGCTCCACTCTTTACGCTTACTACTGGAAATTTATTTGAATTAATTTTACTAACACTAAGGCAATCTATTTCTCCTTCAGTTACAATAATCATCTTACCTTTATCTCTCCAAAGATGCTGACCAAATAAACCTGATTGTCTTGCGTCCCCTAGCCATTGAAAGGTCTTATCAGGGTTTCTTAATTTTTGTGCTACTAATTTTTTATCTTTATCATAATAATTTGCTATCTGAACTGGTCTTCCAAACCACGCACCAGTTTGATAATTAAATTTTCTTACTGTGTCTAAATCTATTTTTCTTTTTGTTAAAGGAGTAAGTTCTCCACTTATAAATTCTTTACTTGTTTTTTCTTTTACTGGTTGTTCCAAATCATTTCCTCTTGTTGTTGTGTTACACGAGAAACAATAAGAGTGACCATCATCATAAACTGAATTAGCGTCTGACGAACCACAATTATTGCAGGGCGTGTGATATAAAAAGTTACTTTCCTGTTTTTCCATAAAAATTTTCCTGTTAAATATTTCCCCCTTGAGAGCTTTAGCCTCACAATTTCAATCATTTAAGATTTTCCGTTGAGTATTATATACTCTCTCAAGGGGTACAAACAAACTATCTCAGCAATTCACTTACGTTAAAATGCGGAGATAAGGAGTCAGTCATATCTCTATGACCAACTATCTTAACCTCTTTATAATCTTTTTTTAAATCACGAATTAACTCTAAAAGAGCTTCGTATTGTTTAAAAGTAAAATTACAATCGGGCTTACCATCTATTGACTGTCCACCGATTAGACAGATACCAATAGAATTTTTATTTGACAATTTAACATTAGTATCAACGTGAGCACCTGCAATTTGTATTTCTCTTCCATCTTGCACTTCACCTTTTCTAGTAATGACTTTGTGAAATGCACAAGAAAACAAACCTTCTTTTCTGTGCTGTATGTCAATATCCTTTACGTCAAAATTCTGTGTCGGATTAGTTTCTGAAGCGTGGACAACAATATATTTAGTTTCTTTTCTGATGTTGCTCATTTACTCCATACTTCCTGATTATTTTTTTAAGAGCATTACGACAATGTTGTTCGTCCATATTATCTACATCAATCCATTCATCTTTTGATTCTGAATAGTATTGAACGCTCTCTTGTTTATAAATTACTCTACCTATCATAGCCAATCCTTCGGAACGTGTTTATCGGCATATTCATATCCGTATCTTTCGCACCACATTCCATAAGTTGTTTTTGATTTCTTACTTATCCTAGCTCTTGAATTAGAAAATATAAATCTAATATCTAAATTAGGGTATTGCTCCCTAATCAATTTCATTTTCTGTCTATCTTGAGTGGTAAATAATCCTTTTGTTTCTATAAAAATTTTTTTCTTTGTTAAATGAAAATCAGGCGTATAGGTATGAACTTTTTGAGGCTTAGTATATTTCAACTTAGTCTTTTCAAATTCATACACTACACGATTATCTTTTAGCTCTTTCGCTATAGACTCTTCTAAGCCTGAACGAAATCCGTATCTTAATCCGACTTGTTTAGAAGTCAGTCTGAGTTTCCTGCGATACATTTTCTTCTACTGCTACTGCTTCAGGTTGTTCATAGCCATCTTTAACTTTATCAAAGCCATAACCTTTAGCATTACTAGAGCCACCTTCAACTAACTTAGTTACTTGAACAGCTCTTAGTCTCATTGATACACCTGCTCCTGCCATAGCTGTGTAATAAGGTATCAATTCTGCTGATACTTTCATTTCACTACCTGACCAAACATTTGCGTCAATCATAGGTTTCCCCGTGCTATCAAACAAAGCAACTCTATTAGGTATTACTTTACCATCTTTAGTTATAATTTTTGCCTTAGTCTTAAATTTAAAAATAACATTTCCTGATGGCTTACCATCAATTAATTCATCTTCAAAAGGACTAGGAGCTTGTTTAATAGATTTTCCTTTAGCCTTCTCTTTAGCAAGAGTAAGACTTTTTTTAATCTCAGCATTAATTTGAGCCATTAATGGTTGAGCATCTTTCGTCTTTAAAATAAGATTGGTCTTATAATGACCAGTCTCATCAAAACGAGTATCGGGTGTTGTCAGCCACGCATATTGCGAAACTCCAACTGGTGATACCACCTTGACATAACTATTCTTTGCCATTTTTTCTCCTATTTATTTATTGTTACTAAGTACGGGCACTTTAATACTATTACGCAAAAAAGAACGTACTTTCCCTCAGTTTATTTATATCCAAATCACCTTTTGAGGGTACTTCAGGTAATTTAGCCTTCAATTTATCAGGTAATTGTTTCTCAACATCTTCCCTGAACTTCGCAAGTACATCGTGATTAGAAAACATATCAATAAAGGCTTCTCTTAAACTTTTATTTAACATTTCTACATCACCCGCCGTTGTACCAAAGCTGTCGTGCACATTACAAAAATTCTTAATTCCATTTTTATATGCAACATTAACAGTTTTAATCATACCTGCGGAATCTACTGAGTGAACCACGTTAGGAGCTACTCCGTTAGACATTCTAAGTTTATCTGTCTTATCAGTCTCAGCATTAATACGAGGTTTTATAACTTCTCCCATAAGCATAGCTTTAACTCTTTTAGACTTCATTTCAGGATAGGATTGATAAACTGGAAATCCTACTGGTGTAACCCAGTGTATAGGTAATTGTTCTTTTGAAACAATCTTAGCTATATCCTGAAGATACTTCATACCAACTCTAGCTGATTTTAAATTATCCCCTATGCTATCCCAAATGACACTAGCCAAATAAGAAGCGGGTCTAAATAAATCATTAACAAAAGGGTGGCTCTCTCCTTTATCTTGTCTCTTGGTTAAATCTTCTATTACAAAGTCCGTGCAAGAGTATCTTGTTGAGCCATAACAAATTGTCATAATACTTCGTTTAGTAGTAGAACGCTTAACTCCATAATCTAACCACTGCTGAGCATAAGGTCTATCTTCTGAAGCGTGTACTCTTAACTTTGTATTAACAGCGTCAGCAACTAATTGATAAATGTCCTGAGGTGTGTCTGACGGAAGTAAATTAACTAACTTACCCGCAACACTATCTCTTAACATTAAAGAATATAATTGAAGACCATTACAACTCCCATCAACATTGACAGGTAAATGAGATATAAACTTTTCATTTATTCCTCTTGATTGATAACGTCTCCACTCATCGCACCACGCTAAGAATTGAAAACTATTAGAAGCGTCTTCCCATTCTCTATGTCTAAAAGGGTCTTGAGCACAATTAATTATCCATTGTTCATTATCATTAACCCATTTAACTCTATCTTCTAAAGATACTTTATCATTCCCATACATATTAGCTCCGTGTACTGCTAACCAAAACTCTCCTCTATTCTCAGGAGTTATTTCTTTACCATTAGCAAATACAAGTAATGCTTTCGCTCCACCAATACTTTGATAATTTAAAAATGCGGGGACACAATAAGCTCTTCCTCTAAAATCAAATTGTAAAGGATAATATAATGTCGCATAGTCTTTAAACTTTTGAGCTAACCAAATTA